TAATAGCTTCAGTTGTTCAAAGCACAATTGTTAACGAACAAAGATCAGGAGGTTTACTAAATCCATAATGGCAACATTTCCTTCAATAACTCCAACTTATGGAGTAAGAAAAAAAAGCAATCCAAGAGTCAGAACAACGGCTTTAGGTGATGGATATGAGTTTAGAACCTTATTTGGTTTACCGCTAACACAAGATCCCAAAATATATGATTTAACTTTTAATGTTTCAGAAACACAAGCTGATGTTATAGAAGCATTTTTAAGAAGTCGTGTTAACGATCAGGCAAGTTTTACTTTTACTCCACCAGCAGAAGGTTTTAGTGCAAAAACAGGAACTTTTGTTCAATCTGATGGTAGCGGTTCTGCTGGAACTATTATCACAGTCACCTTTACGAATCATGGAGTAGCTATTGGTGATGTTTTAACAGTTGATTTTAGCTCAGGCCCTACTGATGGAAGTTATGCTGTTGTGACAGCGGCAGATGCAAATACGTTTACATTGACTGCAAGTTCAAGTGATAGTGCATTGGTGACAGCTGCAACAAATGTAGATTTCACACTCTCAGGGGCAGGTCAATTTGTTTGTGATTCTTGGACTAAATCAATTCCATATAATAATAGAGCAGTCATCACAACATCATTTGAGGAGGTTTTTGAACCATAAATGGCAATCCCTACCGCAGAGCTTCA